AGGCGCTGCGTAAGTCCGAAGGCATCCAGAAGGACCGGGCCGACCGTTACAGGCAGGAGGCCGAGCAGCATCAGCGGCTTGCCAACGAGCGTGGCCTTGAGGTCGAGAAATCCCGCAAGGAAAAGCTAGAGGCCGACCTGGGCACGGTCAGCACCGCTCTGAAGGCCGCGCAAGATGCGGCTGAGGCCGCCGAGCGAGACATCAGGACCGCCGAGAATAACGGCGATGTCGATCTCAAGATCGATGCTTTTAAGCGGCTCACCAAGGCCGAAAACGCTATTTATCAATATGAAAGCGGTAAGCTCGACATCGAGGAGAAGATCAAGAGCCCGCCGAAGACCGAACAACCCGTCCAGCAACAGCAGCCAGTGTTGCCGCAACGGGTGCAGAATTGGATAGCCAAGAACAAAGACCGGATCGATGAAGAGATCTGGAACGACATGAAGGCCTATCATCCGAAGATAATCAGGGCTGGCTATGCTTTTGATTCGGATGAGTATCTTGCGGACATGGAAGTCAGATTGGGATGGCGGGAACGGGAGTCCAAAGATGAGCCGGTTGTTCAGCAGCCCCAGCAAAGGACCTCCATTGTGAGTGCTCCAGTCAGCCGTGAAGCTCCATCGACCCCGAACAACGACAGGAGCAGCAGTCAGGTTAAGCTGACTCCGGCCCAGCGGGAATATGCCAAGATTGCCGGGGTGTCCGAGAAGGTCTATGCCGAGCAACTGCAAAAGATCAACAAGATGAAGGCCAACGGCTCTTACGAGCTTAAGGGAGGCTGACCATGGATGAGACCGAAGCCCCAGCCCCGGTGGAGAAGCGCCGTCCCGGACGACCGAAGAAGCAGCCTGTTGTCGAGCGAGAGCCGCTCCGTGAGCCAACCAAGTACAAGATGAGGGCTGCTCCCAACTGGGAGTCGGTAGACCCGAATGCCTCGGATTCTCCGGATCGGCTGAAGATCGACCCATCTTTGATCCCCGAGGGCATGTCGGCCATGTGGGTCACCGATACTGTCCTAGGGCAGGGTGTCCCTCAGCATCGCTCCAAATTCGAGCAGGGCGGCTGGACTCCAATCCATCAGTCCGACTTTGATGGCCAATTCAATGGCATGTTCATGCCCAGAGATGCCGAAGGCGAGATCAACGTCGAGGGTCTTGTCCTGATGATGCGGCCCAAAGAACTGACGGCCAGGGCCGAGAAGGCCGACAGGCGCAGGGCTCAGGAGCAGGTTGCCATCAAGGAACAGGCTCTGACTGGTGGCGACATGCCGGGTGTCAGCCTGGATGCTCGTCATCAGAGTGCGACCAATACAAATCGTATTCGTCGCTCTGTCGAAAGAATTGAGGTCCCGGAATAGCGCCTCTATTGACGAGAGGCGTTATTACCCTGTAAGGCTGTTAACTCGCCTGTATAGGCGAACGGGGGCGATCCCCAAAATCTACACCTCACGCGCTGTGTGGCTTTTCCGTAGCCGGTCGATTGTGATCGTCTTAGAGGAGGCTGCATTGGCCAACACCAACAACCCATTCGGATTCCGGCAGTACGGGCAGCGTGAAGGTTCCGCGCCAACCGCCGGTATGGAACGAGCTTGGATTTCTTCGGCTTACACCAACCCGGTGTTTACCGGAGATGCGGTGGTGCGAAGCACCACGCCGAACGGGGCTCAGTATCTGGTGTCGGGCGGCAGCTCGCAGGGTACCGGAGCCACCACCCTTGGTGCATCGGTGGCCGTCAACCAGGGCATCTTCCTGGGCTGCAAGTATTACAATTCGAACGTGGGCCGCACCGTCTGGAACAGCTATTGGCCGGGGTCTGGCGCATCGGGTGACGTAGAAGTCTACGTCTGCACCAACCCGGAACAGCTTTATACGGTGCAGAGCACTTCCGGTGCGGTTCTCGGCTCTTCCAACATTGGCATGATTCTTCCGCAGTCCACGCTGCTTTCGAGCCAAGGCAATACGCTCACCGGCATCAGCAATATGACGGTCACTTCCAGTCTCGTCACCGGCCTGTCATCTGGCGGCCAGTGGATGATCGTGGATGTGTATTCCAACGTCGCACCTCCTGGCGTCAACGGCACCTCAACGACTGCCGAGGGCCTTCAGATCGTCGTGGTGCAGCCGAACAGTGCCATGCGCCGCACTCTGTACGGTGTCGGTGGCGGCTTGGGTGTTGCTTACTCAAGCTAATAGGTTTCTTGCGACCCTTCTGGGTCTTAACGCCGGTCGGCAGGAAGCCGACCATACCCAGGAGGTGAGGTTAGGGATAAGGATGTACGGCGATGCCCGTCGCACTTGGACAGATTCGTGACCTTCTGCTTCCTGGCCTCTGGGGTATCAGCGGCAAATACAACATGATCGAGCGTCAGTGGCCGAAGATCTTCCGGCAGACTGACTCCAACATGGCCCTGGAACGTCGCGCCGCGATGCGCTTCCTGGGCTTTGCTCAGCTCAAGACGGAAGGTGCCCCGACCGCATTCGACAACGGTGCCGGTCAGCGCTTCGTCTATAACGCCGAGCACTTCGAGATCGGCCTGGGTTATGCGATCACCCGCAAGGCCATTGACGACAACCTCTACAAATCAGAGTTCGGCCCGTCCAATGACGGACTCATGGAGTCCTTCAAGGAGACCGAAGAGATCTATGCCGCCAACATCTTCAACACCGGATCCACCTTCAATACTTCGGTGCAGGGTGACGGCGTGGCCTTGTTCAGCTCCTCGCATCCGACCGATGCCGGTCTGATCTCCAACCGGCCATCTCCAGATGTGGACCTGAACGAAACCTCTCTGCTCAACGCCTTGATCACCATTCGCACCACCTGGACCGACAACGCCGGTCTGAAGATCCATGCCAGGGGCCGCAAGGTCCTGATCCCACCGAACCTGGAGCCGATTGCGCTTCGGTTGTTCCGTTCCGAGCTTCGTCCGGGGACGACCACCAACGACGTGAATGCCATCCTGGGTATGAACGATTCCTTGAAGGAAGGGTTCATGGTGTTCGACTATCTGACCTCCGGGTTTGGCTGGTTCATCCTGACTAACCATGACGGCCTGATCTTCTTCAACCGCAAGCCGTTCGAGATGGATATGTCGGTCGAGTTCACCACCGACAACCTCCTGGTCAAGGGCTACCAGCGGTATGTGCCATCGTACTATGACTGGCGAGCCGTCTGGGGCACCTACCCGACAAGCTGAGGAAGTCATGATCTACAATACGTTTCCGTTCAGGGTCTACAGCGCGGTTCAAGGTGTAACCTTCAATTGCATCTTTGTGCCGTTCGGGACCCAGGCAATAGTGACTCCGCTCTGAGAAGGAACAGACCATGGCCCAATCCGTAACACTTGCGTCGTCAGCCGGGACGGCTGCGATAGTTCTGAACCCGGTGGCCAGGACAACCACGGTGATGTTGAGCCAGAGCGTGGCGACATCGACTGGAGTCATTCAGATCGACGTATCTCTTGACGATCCGTCGATTCCTGGCGGCCCCGCTACCACTTGGGCGTTGCTGAGTTCGGCAGCCGCGATGACTTCATCGACGGTCGGGTCTCTGATCTATACCGTCCTGACGCCGATTGCTCAGGTCAGGCTCAACTCGACGGCCAACAACACGGCCAACACCTTCACGCTCAAAGCCCTGCAATCAGTCTCGGCATAACAGGAGAGATTTATGGCCAATCGTCACAAGGCCCAGGCTTTTGCCAGGGGCGGCAAGCCAGCCCTCTCCTATGGCAACAAGGATGTTTCCGCCGCCGCCATGAAGGGCGGCACCAATCCCGGTATCACGCCGATCCAGAAGAAGGAGGGCGGCAAGGTCGAAGGCAAGGCCTCCGGTGGCCGGTTGGACAAGCGGGCCAGGGGCGGCAAGATCGGCAAGTTCGCCCGTGGTGGCTCGCCGTTCTCATCGGCCTCCAAAGTAAAGGGGTAGGTGGTCCCGACAGCTACGCATCCGGTGGCGGGACCGATCACTGGATGCAACATGCTGTGAAGCACAAGGGAGCCTTACGCCAAGCTGCTCATCGGGCCGGTGAAAGCACAAGCGAGTTTGCCGAGAAGCACAAGAATTCACCTGGGGTAACTGGCCGGAGGGCGAGACTGGCTCTGACCTTTGCGAAATTCCGCCACTGAGGTAGCAGATGCCCTACGCGACAGTCACTCTGACCTCAGCCTCGACCAACACCTCCCCGGTAGCCAACCTCAACTGGATTGGCGGCAAGCCCACAACGGCTACGGTCCTGGCGACTTCGGTGTCGAGTGGTGCATTCACTCTCCAGTATACGCTGGACGATTTACAGCGGGTTCCATCTACCTTAGTGGCTTGGTTTGGTGTCAGCAGCGCGATTGGGCAGATCGGCACGATCTTTAGCGCTTCCGGTGCTTATCCAGACGGGGTGACTTATACATTCCCCGGTCCGATTGCTGGGCTCAGGCTTTTCTCAAGCGCGGCGAATAATGTCAACAATGGCCCGATCTCCCTGAAGGTCCTACAGGGTGAGGGCTGGTGAGCCGATGTCGGTTATCTATAGTCCAACCATCATCGATGCGCGTCTACAAGGCGTTGTAACTGGGTTAGGGAATGCATCGCACTTACTTCTAAATGCAGGTGGAACCACGGTGTCTACGATTCAAATGGGCAATCCAGCCGGTACCGTCAGTGGCGGTGTCCTGACCTTTGGCGGAACACTGCTGGATACGTCCGCCGCTGGCACCGGCAATGTAGACAGCGCCGTCATCAACGATTCCCTGGGAAACTTGGCTATCTCCGGTCTAACGGTGGGGATACCGGGCGGCTCCCAGGACATAATCATTAGCAATGGGCTGAATTCCACGTTAATTACTGCGGGGCAAATCGTTGCATTGCTCTCAGCACAAATAACGGGATCCTGATTCATGCCCAAGCTCACCGAAACCACCAACGACCAGCTTCACAAGCGCGGCCCTGGACGGCCTCCGAAGGCCCAAGCCGAAGGCAACGGCAGCTTCCATCTGACTCCTCCACATGAGCCTCTCCCTGGAGAGTCGTTCGAGATTCCAACCGTGACCTATTCTCCACAGGTCAATTTTACTCAGATCAATACCGTACCAGTTTCATCCGAGGAACCGGCAGCCGCTCCAGCCCCGGCGCTGAAGATCGCCTTGATTGGCACCGCACCCTCCAGCCGGATGCTGGCCCCCTTCAATGATCCGACTTGGCAGATCTGGTCCTGTTCGCCTGGAAACATGGGCATCGTGCCGCGTTACGATGCATGGTTCGAGATCCATGGCAGCCTCTTATGGCCCGAGAACAAGCACTATGGCGAGCCCTACATCAAATTCCTCAGCGAGCAGAAGTGCCCGGTCTACATGCAGGACCAGCGCTATTGCAGGAATGCTTTGACCTACCCGATGCGGGAGATGGTCCAGGAGTTTGGACCGTATTTCTTCACCTCGTCGTTTTCCTGGATGATTGCCCTGGCGATCAGCAAGGGAGCCACCGAGATTGGCCTCTACGGCATCGATATGGCGAGCCGCGACGAGTACATCCTGCAACGCCCAGGCATCTATCATTTCTTTAATGAGGCCAAGAAACGTGGTATCAAGGTCTTCGCTCCTTATGAGAGCGACATCATGCAGCCTCCGGGTCTGTATGGATATTCTGAAGTGACGCCGTATGGCCGAAAGATGATCGCCAGAGCCATGGAGTTGAAAGCAAGACGCGACGAAATGGTGAAGCAGCGTGATGCTCTGATCCAGAACATCACCTACATCGACGGCGCTATCGAGGACAACGACTACAACCAATCGATCCACGGCGGGATTCAGAACAATACTCACCCGGACTTGATGCCGACAGAAGGCAGAACATAAGGAGACCGAGATGGCTAACTATGGCGTGACCAATTCTACCAATAACGGTGCCGCTCAGGTTGCCGTTGCGGCTACTGACATTACGCTGGTGGCGTTGTTTGCCAGCACTATTGCTCCGGCACCGACGATTCAGCTTCGCCGTGGCAAGATGTATGATCTTCTGGTTGGTGCCAACGGTACCCCGGCGGATAACTCTTTGTCCTGGATTATTCAGAGAGCGACCACTGGTTCGACTCTAACCGGAGCCGGAATGGCATCTAGCAATGCTCTTGGTCTCGATCAGGCTGATAGCACACCAGCGTCTTATGTCTGTGCTAACTCATCGGTAGAGACTGCTTATACCGTCGTGACAACCAACGTCCCTTGGTATGTGGCAGTTAACCAACGCGCTTCGTACCGTTGGGTAGCGGCTCCAGGCTCCGAGATTGTTTGGCCAGCCACTAGCTGTTCCGGGATTATTGCTCGTGTCAAATCGGTCCCATCCGGTTACACCGGAACCGCCACCGCATCGATCATGTGGTCGGAGTAACTAATGCGGAATCCAGGCGGATACGCCACGATAGTTTCCCCGGCGGGGTCTGTTGCTAACTTTGACAGATTCCGCTGCGAGACCATATCCGCCGGGACCTACGAGACCGATACCGCGACTTGCGGCCATTGTAACAGTGTCCGCCACATCAAGGCGATGCGGCCTATGGACGAGTTCGGCAGCTTCTGCCGAAACTGCATGAAGTACACCTGCCCAACCTGCGCTGATGGCCCCTGTATTCCGTTCGAGAAGAAGATCGAGGCCATGGAAAACAGAGACCGGATACGCCGATCCTATGGTCTCTAGATGGCCAGGACAGTCTTTGCCGAGAGTGTAACCCCGGCATTCTTCGTGCCGCCACCGGCTGTGGTAGTGCCAACTTATCAAGGCCCTGGCGACATTCTCCCAGGGGCTCTCGCGTGGTATGGACTGCGTGGCTACGCCGCCACTTATTCAGGTAAATGCATAGATATCTCAGATGCATCCGGTAGCAATTTTCAGACGATCAATATCGTAGCTAATCGCTTAGATGTAGCATCAGTTGCTTTTTGGTCCGGTATTTTTGGACAGCCATATATAAACGTCTGGTGGGACCAGACCGGCAATAATGTCCGTCTAGATCCCTTTACGCCATCAGGTTCTCATCGTCCTATGTTGGTCTTGAATGTTTTGAGCGGATACCCTGTCGCTCGGTTTTCATCCGCTAACAACACGGCACTGACCAACTCTACTGGCTTTACCCAAGCCCAGCCGTTCTTTGTTTCGTGGGTGGCGCTGAAAACCGGCAGCAATCCTTTTAGCTATGTGGTGACAGATAGCAGCCTCGCTGTGGTCTCGGGTTTTGGCTTTAGCCTGAATCATATCATTATGTATGCAGGCAGCGCAGCGTCAGTCAGCGCGACCGACAATACTTTCTATGCTGTCCAGCAGAATTTCAACGGCAATACAACATCAGATATGATGATCGATGGAGCGTTATCGTCAGGGCTTAGCCCAAGCACCAGTGGAATGTCTGGGCAAATTTATGTTGGAACTGGCGACCCTGTAACCGATACTTTCGACGGCGATATCTTGGAGCTTGGCATCTGGGCTGGCAATCAATCCGCCAACGAGGCAGCGCTGAATTCCAATCAACACGGCACCAACGGGTATAACTTCTAATGAGACGCAAACTGTTTGTTCAGAGTGTAGTACCAGCGGTCTTCGTGCAGTCCACGGCTGTCGCGCAATGGAGTACCATTAACAAGAACATCGACAATTCAATTTTCATGACGACCACAACCAACGACACTATGGAGCCGATTGTCGGTGGTTCCAACTCAGTAGGTGGTATCGGCGCAGTCGCCATGAGTGGCACTCAAAAAGTCTATCTGCGGTTTCACGTTGTTATGCCAGGTTTCAAAACTTGTGTTGGAGCAGCCAACCTCACCTACGCTCCATATAACGGTGATCTTGGTGGCGCTATCGGCTTCAGCATTCTAGCAACAAACACAACTGGATTGTACCGGAATCCTGGAAGTGCCCAGGACAACACGAGCATCTGTTCTCCAGGCCCCTCCAAAAACTTCATTGTCAACATGGCCTACGATCAATTCGCTGGCCTTGTTTGGTTTGACCAGGGGTCTGGGTGGAACGACCTCATGACTCCACCGCAAAATCCAAATGGTGGTCTAGGCGGTGCTGCGGTCGCAGGTGGACCGTGGAATTACATCGCGGCAAATTCTTTCAGTAATACTGACTACATTCAAGGCCTATTCACCGATACGACCGGTATGCCAAGCGGCTACTCACTCCCACCAGCGGTCTGATCCATGACGATTCCAATCGAACAGATGGCAGTGAAGTGGTCTGGTCGTCCGACGCTCCTTACGCCTAGGACGTTGAATAACACCATCAGCGATATGTCCTTCAACGTGAAGGACTTCGGCGCAAAGGGCGATACGACAAATTTTCTAGATGGGACCGATGACACCGCTGCTATTCAGTTGGCGGTCAATGCTGCCGGTAATACCGGTACAGCATCCGCAGCCGGTGCAGAGGTGTACTTCCCTGCTGGGATGTATAAGGTATCGGGACCGATCAACTTTATAAAAGGGGCACAAGTCTGTCTCCGTGGCATGCCTCTTCTGGGTACTGCTATCGGTGGCTTTTTCCCCGACTACATCATTAACAATCCGCTGACGGGAAATACTGGCCTTGACGGCAATGGCTCAACCTTCGTCTCAGGAGCTGGACTTGGTTCGATCTCGAATATCAGTTTTTCAAACGCTTACATCAACTATCTAACGAGCTGCACTTATACGAGCCCATCCGGCACCGCGTCATGCTTGACTGCCACCTGTACCGGGACGACGCTGACGCTTCACGACCACCCCGGGTCATGCACGAATGCTACCATTGCGGACGTAGGGACCTCTCCGGTAGTCCATACACTAACTCTTACTGGTGGCGTCATCACAGGCTCGTTTGTTGTTGGGCAGTTAGTCACAGGAGTTGGTGTTACAGCAGGTAGCATCATTACTGGTGTTCTTTCTGGTAGCGGAGGCGCGGGATCGACTTACTCACTAAGTGCGGCATCCACTGTCTCCGGCATTACCGTTAATACAACCGGCATCATCGGCACCTTCGGCATTGGCCAGAGGGTGGTTGGAACCGGTTTTCAACCCAACACGATCATCTGCGTGGTTCTTTCCGGTTCTGGCGGTGCCAACTCGACCTACCAGATCAATCTGGGTGCCACCGTCTCGGTCGAGACGCCGATCTCGTCCATAGAAAGTGGTGTGGTTACGTTCGGAATTACGAACTCGCCATACGTTGGACACACCATCCAGATTGGCGACTACTTCCACGTCTTTGGCACCTATCCCAGACCGTACAACAGTCGCTATGTTGCCTGCACCGGAACAACAGGAACCACCCTCGTCGGCGGCGGTGGCATTGTCTCAAGCAATAACTTTGCCGGTGGCGATCCTGGAACGGTCACTATGCTTGGCTGCGTTGGAGGAGGCTGCGTAAGAACGGATTATTGTGTTCATACCTTTATCGAGAAATGCAATTTCAGTGGCGTTAATGGCCTGCATGCCGGAGGCGGTACCGGCTACGGTATTATCGGCAACGGTGCCTACAACTGCTTTGGTCTTTCGGTCCGGGACACCGGATTCACCTCGGGTTTCTCGAATGGAGAGTACGGAACAGTTGGGGCATTCTGCGGCGAGGCTGATTTCTACAATTGCTCAGTGTTCAGCTATGACAAAGGCATTGTCCAAAGCGGCAACGGCTTTGGATTTTCTTACGGTCAGATCGAGACCGACAACTGTGGCATCGTTCTAGGATTGGACGATCAGCTATTCCCGGCGACTGCCGGTGCTTCGGTCATCATGGCCAATCATACCGAAGATGTTGACATCGCCGTCGACATTGTCGGATGCAACAATCTGCTCATGGTGTCCAACCAGTGGGCATCAAATTGCGCTGGTAGAGGAGGTCACGTCCCCTTCTATATTAATGGCACCACCACCTCCGGCAGCGCTACAATCACCGCTATTCCTACAATCGTTATAACCGGTGACACAACGATACACTCACCGCGAATTACCAATCTCTCCGCCTCGGTGAGTGGTTATGAGGGAATGGCAATTTCGGGAGCTGGCATTCCAGCGGGTTCGGAAATTCTTACATCAGATGCTGGTGGAACTGGTTTGACGTTCATCAACACGGCGGGAGGAACCGGCAATTCATGGAATGGCGATCCGCTTGGTGCGAGCGCTACGGGTAGCGGCATTACCATCACGCTTACTGTTAATGCCGGTATGAGAGTGGATCCTTTTTCCAAACAGAGTGGATCCATCCCAGGCGCTACTGCTATTATAAGTACGACCACACCATCTGCCGGTGTTTACACCGCTTTGATGACCAATGCTGCCACGGCTTCAAATACAATCTCCATTGGTTATTTTACGGGTTGTACTTACACCGTTAGAGTAGGTGGCCTACAAAGCGGCGAATTCATCGGTAACAGTATAGGCGGTCCTAATAGGTATGCCGCTGTCGGCATCGGTCACTCGAACTGTAGCTATACCTGTTTCATCGGAAATCAGGCGTCTTCCAATGGCGGCAGCGGTGTCGATTGGGAGGTGGTGACGTATCCAAACTCCCAGTCGGCGGCGGGAATAACCTATATCGGTAATAACAACCCGGATATGTCGTTTGATTTTCAGTCCCTCCCCGGTCAGCCAGGGCAGACGCTGGGCCACGCTGACATGCAAGGAGACATGGAATTTTCCATTAGAGACTCCTCCAACACATCTACGATGCTGGCAATCACTGGACCTAGTGGCGTTACGCCGACCGTTGGTTCGCATCGTAGAATACGATCAACGCCGAGACTTGCTTGTACCATCACTCGTTCCGGCAGCACTGCTACAGTGACAACTGCGGTTGCTCATGGGTTAACTGGAAATCAGGTTTTGACTATCACTGGGGCGCTTAATGACGACTATGGTAGCGTCAGTCGTCACTATAATGGATCCTATGTCTGCGATTGTACCGTTGCAGTCAATCAATTCAGCTATACCTGCTCGGTATCACCAACACCGCCACCAACGCCAGCGACCGGCAACATTACCTACGCCTATTGGATAGTGGTGGGATAAATGGCAGCTCGCCTTATCGATGAGAATGGAGTTGTCGATTTCATCGATCAGAACGGCGTGATGTGCTTTCTCGATGAGAGCGGCAACTACACATGCGATCCTGGCGGCGGGGGAGGCGGTGTAACTGGCAGCGACCTCAACATCGGTGTCCCTCTGTACGAGGATAATGTCATAAGAGTCAGGCGGGTAACTCGTGGGTACTAGGACTATGACTCATGAAAAGCCTTTCCATCGTTGCTGGGATCATAGACCGTGGAGGCGGTCTTCGAATCGTATTTGACGATCCTCGTGGGATCCAAGGCCATGTTGGTGACGGCGAAAGACTGATCATCGTTCCTGGACTAGAGGTTGACGAGGACCACACCGGCTGGGACGACCAGTTATCTCTCGTAGATAAGGTGATACGCTATATCAGGGACTTAAAATGATATGGCAAAAGTCTTCCTTGTCAACGGAGCTTCCACTCCCTGGTCCACTCCGAGGGATATGATCGTCAACACCAACTTCATCGTTGAGTTGGTCGGTTGCGGCGGTACCGGTGGAGTAGGCGCAACCGGCGTCGGATCTACTGCTGGAGGCGGTGGTGGTAGCGGTGCCTACGGTAAGTTCACCTATTCATCCGGCACCGTAACTCCAGGCACCACGACCTTTGCCTTCGTGGTTCCCGCCGGGGGCGGGGCTGCTTTAACCGTCTGGCAAACCTCCACCAACGGGCAGACCGCTGGAAATGGCGGTAACGCCACAACCACAGCCGGTACCGCTGGTACACTGGCGGCCAATGTTGGCGCTCCCACGATTGTCTATACCGGCACCACTCTTAGGGCTGGCGCTGCCGGTGGTACCGGTGGCGGCTCAGCGACTCTCGGTGGCGGTGGTGGTGGCGGAGCTTCAGGCCCAGCAGCAGTAGGCGGCGCTGGAGGTACATCAACCGGGGCCGGTGGTAGCGGCGGTGGAGGCGGTAACGCCACCAATGCCGGTGGCAATGCCACAGCGACGGCTGGCGCTGGTGGCAACGGGTCATCCGGTACCGGCGGCAACACCTCAGGTACTCCAATCGGAACCGCCGGGACAGGAAACTCCGGCGGCGGTGGCGTTAGTGGAGCAGCCTCCAACACCACTGGAGGTCGCGGTGGCAGCGGTACTGACTTCGATGGTGCCCACGGCCTCGGCGGTGGCGGCGGCGGCAGCGCCGGTCAAACTGCAAATAGTGCGACAACCAACACAGGAGGCGCTGGCGGCAATTATGGCGGTGGTGGGGGTGGTGCTGGCTGTGCCCGTAGCACCTCGGGTGTCGTTACCGGTGGTGCTGGTGGTGGCGCACTGATCGTTATCAGCTACGACACAATCTGGCGGATGCTCGACGTAGGCGATCAAACCGAAGCTCGTATTGTTGCCGAGGCGCGACGGGTTCTGGTGAGAAGTTATTGAGATGGCCTATAATTTCCAATATCAAGCCAAGACAGAGCCGGTTCTCTTAATCATTGCTTCGATGGCGACGTGGTTCATGCCCCTGGCAGAACCGGTCCGCGATCAAGCGTTTGAAGTTGCCTCTGACATTTCTACATTCATTGTTCCTGTAACTGCTCCTGCTGCTGATGTTTCAGTATCGAGTTGGAACCAACCTCTATCCGAACCGGTACGGCTCAAATCCGGTATTGCGGTTCAACAGAGCAATCAGTCTCCTACTGTATTTGTTGTTACGCCTCCGGTCTCTCTCGATTGGTATTTACCGCTTGTCGATCCAGTTAAGGAACAATCGTATAAGGTCTCGTCCAACGTCAGGACCTTTAGTGTCCCGTTCTATCCATTCCCGGACAAGTGGTTCATACCGCTATCCGAGCCGGTAAGACCTAAGCTTGCCAGACAGCAGCAGGATCTGGCTTACGGATATCTTGCTCCGTCCTCACAAGTCATTCCTATCGACTGGTCACAAGCACTCTACCAGCCGAGGCTGGAAGGGTTCGATGTTGTCAGCGACATCTCAACATTTGTAGTCCCGACTACTGCGGCTCCTACTGACACCAAGTGGATCTATCCTTGGTCTGAACCAGTCAGGCAAAAACCTGGACTTGGTGTTCAGCATCAGCAAGCGGCATGGCTGGTTAAGGCCGCTCCATTCCCGGAGACCGTCACCGAGGATCGCTGGCATCAGCCGTGGTCTACGCCGACGCTTCGTAAACCATCAACTCCTCAGCAGGATCTCGCTTATGTAAAAGCACCGACCGAGATAATCACTCAGGATAAATGGTATCAGGCTTGGTCTACTCCGATATTCCGTAAGCCATCAACGACTCAGCAAACTCTTGCTTATGGGCCGGTTCCGATTGTCGCTGAGGATAAGTGGCATCAGCCGTGGTCGGTACCGACTCGGCGCAAGCCATCGACCACTCAGCAAGATCTGGCCTACGGCTATCTAGCTCCGACTGCACCTGTAACAGTCACGCCCATCGATTGGGCTCAAGAACTTTACCAGCCCCGACCTGAAGGCTTCGATGTCGTAAGCGATACTTCGGTATTTATCGTACCGACCACCGCTGCCGTTACCGACATCAAATGGCAACCGGTCTGGCCGGATCGAATCTCAGGTAAGACCTTCCAGGCGCATCAGCAGCAGTCGTTTACCGGTCCAATAGCACCTCCGGCTGTTACCCCAATTGACTGGGCACAGCAGCTTTTCCAGCCACGTCTGGAGAGCTTCGATGTCGTCAGCGATACCGCTGTTTTCATCGCTATATCGGCTGCGGCTCCAGCCGCTGCTGACATTAAGTGGCAGACTCGTTGGCCCGATAGGCTTTATGCCAAGACTCTACCGACTGCGGCCTATCAAGTCAGCACTTACATCCCAGTCAAGACGCTGTTCCCATTCAGTGTCACTGCCCAAGGCCCTGTCTTTACTCAGGTTACGCAGTATCAATCCAGGTCGTCTTTCGTTCCTATCGTTGCTCCGCCGCCTCCAGTCGTGCCCATCGACTGGTCGCAGGAACTCTACCAGCCGCTGCCGCAGAGCTACGATGTCGTCAGCGACACCTCCGTATTCGTTGCCATAGCCAATCCGCCGACTCCAGACCCCGGTGACATCAAGTGGCAATCGAGGTGGCCGGATCGGCTCTACTCCAAGTCGCTGCCGGTTTCGGCCTATCAAGTCTCGACCCACATCCCGGTCAAGACCTTCTATCCGTTCAGCGTAACGGCCCAAGGCCCGGTCTTTACTCAGATCACGCCATACCAGTCGGTGGCATTCCCGCCACCTATCGTTACGCCTCCGCCGGTCGTTACCGAGGATGAGTGGCACCAGCCGTGGTCGCTGCCTGTCCGCACCAAGCCGGGACTCAGAACCGGCGATCAGCCGTTCCTGGCTTACGGACATTTTACTCCGCCGATTTCTATCGGATGGCTGCCGCCATTATCTGAGCCTGCCAAGCCTAAGCGCAGTATTTTTACTGGATCTCAACAGGCGCTGGCCTACGGTTACTTCGTTCCACCGATCTCGATGGGCTGGCTGCCGCCGCTATCGGAGCCGTCGAAGCCTAAGACCAGCATCCGGACCTCAGCACAGCAGTTCCTGGCTGCGGTGCCATTCATTGAAGACAAGAATATCTATGCGAAGTGGGGCTTCCCATGGTCTGAGCCGGTGCGGGATCAGGCCTATGAGGTCTCCAGCAGCATCGTTGTCTACCCGTTTGAGTTTGTCCCGGCTCACGTCAACGTCACTCTGGCTGCTACGGAAACCAATGGCGACGTATTCTCCGGCCTGATCAAGACTTACGGAGTTCCGGTTCGGTGCCTTGTCTCGATCAAGGAGATACCGGTTCCAGCGCAGAACCTATCGTCCATTCATGAGACCTGAGGAAGCACCATGCCTGGGATTGATCGTTATACGGTTCTGGATATGCACTTCGATGGAACGAATGGCTCAACAACCTTTCCAGATTCGTCCTCCTATGCTCATGGCAATGCCACTGTGACTGCAACTGTCACAGTTGATACGTCGCAATCTAAGTTCGGAGGAGCGAGTGGTGTCTTCAATGGTACTAGTGGATTTTTAACATTTCCAAACAGTTCTGATTGGGAATTTGGATCTGGCGACTTCACCATCGATTGGTGGGAACGAAGAACGACTACTGCTGGCGGTCAGGCAACAGCGTGTCGAGAGAATATCGGATATCCTGGTTGGCTGGTCGGCTGGCTTGGGGGTAGTCCAGGCCATACTCAGTTCTATGCATCTAGTACTGGAGTTGGCTGGGATATAGCTGTTGCTAAGGATTTTGGAGCAGTCGAATACAATGTTTGGCACCATTTTGCCGTTACGAGATCAGGCACAACCTTTAGAACTTTTAGGGATGGAGTTCAGCAAGATATATGGAGTGATGCAGGGACTCTTTTCCCAGGCACTAATCCACTTTCGATAGGTAAATATCTTACTGGTGATCTTGTTAACAGTGTTTTCTTTCCAGGAAACATTGACGAGTTTAGACTGAGTAAAGGCGTAGCTCGCTGGACTGCCAATT